TTTGGAGTTTCAGCTGACGCTGTTGTAACTCCAGAAGGCAGTAATTGTTCATAATCATCTGCAGTTTGAATAGAAAGTTCTTTAAATGATATACTAAGCGTAATAGAAGCTGGTACACCACCTTTAATAATTCCCACTTTAGCACCACCGCCAGTATAATCTACTGTTACATTATCAATCATACATCTTTTAAATCTCATGAAGTGTTTTTCTTGCACACCTAATAAGCTACATTCAACAACAGAAGGATATTTTAAAAATGCTTTATCTAATCCTTGAACTCCTCCAATTCCTTCAGTTCGTGGTAACATTTTAGATTTTAAGAAGTTTACAATATTTGTAATTTGATCAGTATCTGCTTTATTTGCTGGAAATAAATCCCATTCAAAAGAATACTCTCTTAAGTTAACGCCTTCAAATGCTAATGTTTGTTGAGGATTAACAACACGACCAGTAACAGCACCTGCAGTTTTTGCAAGATCTCCACTTAAATATTTTCGTGCAAGATATGAACCAATAGCCATTGCTTTACCAGTGTCAACATTCATTGCATCAGAAATAGCACCAGCAAAAGCATTACCAATTCCATTTTGTGCAGCGTTTTGACCATACGCGAGCGCACTACTCAATGCTTGACTTGCCATTTCACCAATATTTTTCATTGCTTGGCCAATATCTTGACCACCTGTTGCTCCAGCAAGGCCCGCAGTTATTCTTTCAACAACGAAATCTCTTTCAAATGCAGTAACTTGTGTACCCGTATTATCTCTTAAAGTTCTAGGAAATGGAAGTTCAATTGAGCCTGTATTGCTATTTGTTACAGAATTTCTTTCTGGTACTAGTCCAAGATTTCTATTAGATTGAAATCGTGTTGTACTTGTTGTTGAACCATCATCATTATCTGTAGTAGTGGTACCTAAAGCTGTAGTAGAAGCTGCAAATTTTTCATAAGAATAATCTTGAAAAATCATTTGAAATCCATGAGGCAATGGTTTACTAGGAAACGAAAAGGTTGTTATCCTTGAATCATTGGAGCGCCTGAAGCGCACTATTTCTGGCATATTGTTAGACATAGAATTCTCTTTTACGTAAAATTATTTTCCAATAGTTTTAATAAATAACATTGGATATCTTTCAATTATTTATATGGAGTAGTGAGAAGAATATTATGGCTTATAAGGGTAGATTTCGCCCAAAGAATCCTGCAAAGTACAAAGGAGACCCGACGCGCATAATTTATAGATCTTTATGGGAATTTAAGTTCTTTAAATTTGTTGATGAGCATCCTGATACAATATGGTGGCAATCAGAAGAAGTAATTGTTCCATACAGATCACCTATAGATAGTAGGATACACAGATATTTTCCAGATGTGATAGTACATAAAAAGAGTCCTGATGGTAAACTACAAACTATTATGATTGAAATTAAACCATATAAACAAACATTACCACCAGATCCAAAAAATAGAAATAATACTAAAACAGGAAGAATTTCAAGAAGGTATCTTAACGAAGTTAAAGCTTTTGGTGTTAATGACGCAAAATGGAAAGCAGCAAGACAATTTTGTGCAGATAGAGGTTGGGAATTTGTGATTATGACCGAAAAAGAATTAGGAGTAAGATAGTTTGGTAGTAAAAACAGTAGAACAAATACTTGCAGAAGCAGAAGGGATCTCTGGTAATCCTCGTGGTGCTTCAGTATTTACTGATATATTAGCCAAAGGTATTAGAGCCGGAGAGGTACCAGCGCGTACTAAAGGTGCACGTGAATGGTACAGAAATGCTGCACAAAGTATTAGTAGAACAGGAAGTGCAGCATCTGGTGTTTCAGGTGAAGCATTCATAACTTCAGCTTCAAGAGATAGAGAGCGTTCTAAAGCTGCAACAAGATTTATGGTTGGAGACATGTATACGTTTGCGTATGATGCTAAACACAAAGAAACACTACCTTATTACGATATGTTCCCTTTAATTTTTCCAATAAATAAAGCTAAAGGCGGATTTCTTGGAATTAACTTTCACTATTTGCCACCAATGATGAGAGCTCAATTAATGGATGCTCTTTATGGTGCAGTGAACAATAAAAAATATGATGAAACAACAAGATTAACTGTTTCATATAATATTTTAAATACTGCTTCGAAATATAGATTTTTTAAACCTGCAGTAAAACATTATTTAACAAAACAAATAAGATCCAAGTTAGTTTATATTAATCCGTCAGAGTGGGATATAGCTTTATTCCTACCGTTAGCAAGGTTTGCAGGTGCAACTAAACAAAAAGTATATGCTGACACAAGAAAAGCAATACGAGGATAATTGAATGTCGTTTAATATTAGTCGCTTTAAAACAACTTTGGATAAATTTGGTGGTCCAGGTCGTTCATCGTTATTTGAAGTAAGAATACCAGTTTTTAAAGTAGAAACATCGTCAGGTATTACTGAAAGAGATTTTTCTTTCTTTTGTTCAGGTGTTAATTTTCCTGGTATTAATATTGAAACAGGTCAATTCAGTGCAGTAGCACAACTCACAACACAGTTTCCCTTAGAAATGTCTAGTCAACCTATTAATGCTACATTCATGGTAGATTCAGATCATCAAGTTTTACAATTTTTCCATAACTGGATTCAAAGAGTATTGAATTATAGTAGTTCAGGAAACTCATTTTCAGCAATTGATGGAGATTTAGATATTGGCCAAATGCCATTTGAATTAGGTTATAAAGATGATTATGCTTGTACAATGAATATAAGACATTATTCAGTAGAAAGTACTGGTACTAAATATTATGAAGTAATACTTGAAAATTGTTTTCCATACGCTGTTGGAGACTTAGACTTAAACTGGCAAAATACTGATTCTTATTTAACTATGCCAGTAACATTTGCATATGATAGAATACGTTATAGTGGTGATAAAACTGGTATACCATCAAGAAGAAGTAATGGTGGGATTTTAGAAACATTATCAAATTTAGCCGGATTAGTAGACGTATTAAAACAAACTGCAGATCAGGGTAGACCAACCAGTATTCAAGATGCAATTAATAGATTAAGCAGAATTCGTAATTCGTATGAAAGATTGGGTGGATAATCCAAGAGATTAAAATTATATTATAGGAGAATATATTATGGCGTTGCCAAAAATTGATTTGCCAATTATGGAAATTGAACTTCCATCTACTGGTAAAAAAGTAAAATATAGACCGTTTACGGTTAAGGAAGAAAAAATTCTTCTTGTAGGTCAATCATCAGAAGATCCTGCACAAGAAATTCTTGCGGCAAAACAAGTAGTAAATAACTGTTTACTTGAAACAGATATTTCAACTCTTGCAATGTTTGATTTAGAATATATTTTGCTTATACTAAGAGCTCGGTCAGTAAATAACATAATTGAATTTAATATTAAAGATTCAGATACAGGTGAAGAAGTAACATTAAATTTAGATATTGATAATGTGAGTTTAACAAGACCGGAAGGTCATGAACGTGATGTAGTTATTAATGATACTTATAGATTAGCTTTAAAGTATCCAACTATTGATGAATACGTTAAAATGGCTCAAATGGATGAAACAGATCCATTAACAAATTATTTAATGTTATGTACTTGTTTAGATTATGTAGCTTCAGAAGATGAAGTACACTATTTTAAAGATTACAGCCAAGAACAAATTGACGAGTTTATGGATGATTTAAGTGGTGAGGTAATTCATGGAATTCAAAAATTCTTTGAAACAATGCCAAGACTACGACATGAAATGCCATACACAAATAAAAATGGTGATAAAAAAACATTTGTTATCGAGGGGATGCGAAGTTTTTTTACATAATGCTGGTCCATTTGAGACTTGAAAATTATTATCAAATTATTTTCAGCTTGGCCCAGCATCATAAATACAGTATAGACGAAATAGAAAGGTTAATTCCTTACGAAAGAGATTTGTATTTTGAAATGTTGGTTAACTGGATACAAGAACAAAATGACAAGGCTAAAAACAAAGGTTAAATAAAAAATGTCACCAGAAACAGAAGCTATTATAGAACGACTGAAAGCGGAAGGCGATCTGCTGCGTAATAGTGGAACTAATTCTATTAAAGAAGTAAAAGTCGAATTAGGTAAGTTTAACAGTGTTTTTACAGAACTTAATAAAAGCTTTGATGGTTTAAAAGATATAGCTAAAGGACAATCTGAATTAGCAAAACAAGATGCTAAATTAAGATCAATGTCTGAAAAAGAACGACAAGCCTTTTATGATAAAGAAGCGCAAATGGCTCAGCGTGAACAAGAGCTTAGAAATCAAGATTTAGTCAAACAAGAAAAAGACCGACAAGCACGAAAGAGACAAGATAATTTCATTTATAAAAAAATGGATGGATTATTTAGTTGGTTTGGAAAAATGTTTAGTATGATCGGTAAAATTCTATTAGTAGGTGCACCATTCTTATACAATTTTGCTGTTGGATATCTAAATGAAAAATTTGGATTAGAGTTACCAGATATTGCAACAGGAGCTAAAAACTTTGCAACTTTTCTTAAAAATACAGATTGGGATGCAGTTGGAAATGCTTTAAAAATAATTGCAGGTGTAGGTGTTGCGGCTTTAGCGTTTAGAGGTGCAATGGTTGCTGCGACGGCAGCATTGGCAGCAGGAAGATTTTTAGGTTCCATACCCGGCCGGTTGGCTGGCCGCCCGCGTGTACCAACAGTTAATCCAGGTGTTCCGCCAACTCCACCGAGAGGAGTTCCTACTACTCCAAGAAACTTTACATTAGATGCTGATGGTAATCCTATTAGTAATAAAACGGGACAAAGATTAACCGGTGCCGCTAGAGATACTGCATTGAGAATA